CGCGATCCGAACTACACCCAACGATGAAGCCAATCGAACTGGTGCAGAAATCAATCGTTAATTCATCTAAGCCAGGCAACATTGTCTTGGACTCTTTTGGGGGATCAGGTAGCACACTTATCGCTTGCGAACAGACCAACCGCAAGTGCCGAATGGTGGAGTTGGACCCGCAATACTGCGATGTAATCTTAGCGAGATGGGAAAAGTTTACGGGTAAAACAGCAGAACTTTTGCCTGGAAGTTAAGCAAAAGATGGAGGAGGATAAGCAAAAGATTACAATTGAGGTGATCCAAGAACCCCAACAGACAGCCGAGGAGAAGGCTGCGGAACTGGAAGCCAAAGAAGCCAAGGTCCTGGAACTACGCAGGGCAGGTTTTACTTTTCAACGCATAGCCGAAGAGGTAGGTTACGCAACTCCGTCAGGTGCGCAGCGAGCGCTGGAACGGATCATGAAGCGCAATGTTCCCCAAGCGCCCGAGGAGTTTCGCTGGCAAGAGTTAGACCGTTTGGATCGGATGCAGGTTGCTTTGTGGCCCAGGGCCATGAAAGGTGATGATCGTGCTATCGGTACGATTGTGCGTTTGATGGAAAGAAGGGCAAGATTGGTGGGGATAGATGCTCCACAGCGAATCCAAGCAGAGGTGGTGAATTATGACGGAACTAGAGACATTGACGGAGACATTGAACGCATCGTCAATATCCTCCGAGGAGTGGATAGCAGCGAGCCGTTGGAAGTGGAAGGTGGAACAAGCGAGAGCGGAACAATTACCACCGCAGGGGAGTTGGAAGACCTGGCTTTACATGGCGGGGCGTGGAGCGGGCAAGACGAGAACAGCAGCGGAGTGGTTGGCGTGGGAAGCGATCCAAAACCCGATGACGCGTTGGGCGATAGTAGCCCCGACATTCGGTGATGCTCGAGATACTTGCGCTGAGGGCCAATCAGGAATTCTAGGCGTTCTGCGTAGATACAAGATGCTCAAGACTTGGAACCGCAACAACGGTGAGATCATTCTCAACAACGGATCGCGCATTAAACTTTTCTCGGCCGATGAACCCGAGCGCTTCCGTGGCCCACAACATCACGGAGCCTGGTGCGATGAGTTAGCCTCTTACCGATACTCAGACTCTTGGGATCAGTTGCAGTTTGGGCTGCGCCTGGGCGAACATCCCAGGGTTATTGTTACCACCACCCCCAAGCCAACGCCCCTCATTCGGGCCTTAGCGGGCCGCAAAGACGGCTCTGTCGTGGTCACACGCGGGTCAACCTTTGATAACGCGGCCAACCTTGCCCCAGCCGCCCTGTTGGAACTCCAGGCCCGATACAACGGCACACGCCTGGGCCGCCAAGAGTTGTACGGGGAAATCCTCGAGGATGTTGAAGGCGCACTATGGACAAAAGGCCTGATTGATCGCGCTCGCCTTCCCAAAGCCCCACCGTTATCTCGCATCATTGTTTCGATTGACCCTGCTGTAACTAATACTAATGAAAGCGATGAGACTGGAATTCTTGTCTGCGGATCGGATGCAACAGGCCACGGTTATGTTCTCGGCGACTATTCATTCCGTGGATCACCGCTTGATTGGGCGAGCAAGGCCGTGTCCGTATTTGATGAATGGAAAGCCGACAGCATTTTGGTTGAAGTAAACCAAGGCGGCGACATGGTGAGCGCTGTGTTAAAGCAGGTGCGCTTGGGGTTACCAATCCGTGAGATTCGCGCCCATGTTGGAAAGCGTCTGCGTGCAGAACCAGTTGCTGCAATGTATGAGCAGGGCCGCATTCACCACATCGGGGAGTTTGCCTTGCTCGAGGATCAGATGACGATTTGGACACCGCAAGATACAAAGTCACCCGATCGTATTGACGCAATGGTTCAGGCTTTCTCTGATTTACTTGGCAGGGCCAGCATTTCATCTTACTTCGGTGCGCTCGCAAACTTCTGTCCAGGTTGCGGGTTGCCAATGCCAAAAGCAATGTCGCATTGTTCTAAGTGTGGAACCGCTATGATTGCACCGACTCAATCTGAAGTGGCCGAGGAGTGAAATGTCTGTCGTTTATAACACCGTAATCAACCAAGGCGCTAACTGGTTTATCAACTTTCAGTATAAACAACCTGCAACGATCACAAACATCACAGGCAACGGAACAACCGTAACTTTTACGGCCGCTAACAACTTCACAGCGGGGCAAACCGTAAGCATTGATGGTGTTTTACCATCTCAATACAACTTTCAGAACGCAACAATCGCTGCAAGAACCACCACAACTTTTACAGTAACTAACCCCGCAACAGGCATCTACATCTCAGGCGGTCTAGCAACGGTCCCGATCAACCTGACTGGCTACACGGCGGCTTTGCAGATTCGATCCCTTCCTGAAAGCCCAACGGCGGTCTTGTCTTTGGCCACAGGCGGCAACGGCATCACGATTCCAACGCCAACCGATGGAACGGTGGTTGTTGAAGCCACGGCCACGCAAACACGAGCAATTGTTGCGGGAACCTACTACTATGACATCGAGATAACTTCTACAGGCGGCATTGTTTATCGTTTGGCGCAAGGCCAAGTTGTAGTATCAGCGGAGGTAACACGATGAGCGATGATGCAGTAATCATTCAACCGATTATTCCAACAGTTGTTATTTCATCCCCAGGACCGCAAGGCCCAGGTGGTGGAGAGATTTTCTATGTTCACACACAAGCAGTCGCAAGCGCGGTGTGGACTATTAACCACAATTTAAACGGTGAACCAACGGCGGTCGTTCTTGACTCTGCTGGAACACAATGCGAAGGCACCTTTTCTTACCCGAGCAAGAGTCAAATGGTGATAACCTTTACCAGTGCTTTCACAGGCACTGCCTATGTGATCTAGGAGAAATAAATGGCCCGTAAGTTTCTAGTTTCGATTGACCTTAACAAGAACGAATTGCAGAATGCCGTAATTCAGAACCTTGCTACAGCGCCAGCGACACCTTTAGCAGGACAGGTTTACTACAACACAACCGATAACCAACTCTACATCTACAACGGTACTCGTTGGGAAGTAGCGGGCAACGCAATCATTTCAGGACTTCTTTCTGCACGCCCTGCTGCCGCAACTGTTGACTCAGGAACCATTTACTACGCAACAGACAATTATCTTTTCTATTACTCTAACGGATCAGCCTGGGCGCAAACTAATCAGTTTGGAACTGTCACAGCGCAGACTTCTTACGGTGCATCGAGCGGCAACGGATCATCAACTGATTACGCACGCGCCGATCACACCCACGGAACTCCAGCGCTTGGAACTGCAACCCCTGCCAATGTTGCCAACGCAACGGGTTCTGCGGGAACTGCAACAACACCTTCCAAAGAGGATCACACACACGCATTTATTCCTACAGCCGACATTTCATTTGCGGGCTTTAAGATCACTTCTATTGCTACTCCAACAGCAGATACAGACGCAGCCAATAAGGGCTATGTAGATTCAGTTGCACAAGGCTTAGATACAAAGGCTTCTGTCGTAGCGGCAACAACAACTAACGGAACATTGGCTACTGCTTTTGCTGACGGACAAGTTGTAGACGGCGTAACGCTTGCTACTGGAAACCGCATTCTTATCAAGAACCAAACAGATGCAACAGCCAACGGTATTTATGTAGTAGCGGCATCAGGCGCACCTGCTCGATCCGCAGACATGAACGATGGCTCAGAGTTTCCAAGCGCTTATGTATTCGTAGAGCAAGGAACGGTTAACGCAGACACAGGTTGGACTTGTACAAACAATCCACCAGTAACTCTTGGCGTTACAAACATCACCTGGACACAATTCTCAGGTGCTGGAACTTACACAGCCAATAACGGCGTTGTTCTCAATGGTTCTGTTTTCTCTTTTGCGCCTCAAAGCGGCAAAGGCTTAGAAACTGGCGCAAGTGGCGCAGCGATCAAACTTGCTACAACATCAGGTCTGAATGTCACAAGCGATCTAGCGGTGGGTGCTGGTAACGGTATTTCTGTCCTCACAAATACAGTAGCAATTGACTCAAGCGTTGTTGTTTCTAAATATGCGACAAATGTCGGTGATGGATCAGCAACTTCTTACACAATCACACACAACCTCGGAACAAGAGATGTGATCGTTAGCGTT